TCTTCTGTAGAAGCAAGTGCCTTCAAATTCAATTCTTCGATGATATGTCGTTCAATTTTCTTTGATACTTTATCTGCCTTGGCCAACTTCTCACTTCTGCAATAATATAATGTTTTCAAACCTTTTTTCCAGGCCATAAAGTGTACTGCATGTAGATATTTAATGTTTACATCTGGCCGAAAGAAGAGGTTAATGGATTGCGCTTGGTCAATGAAACTTTGTCTGTGAGCTGCATGGTCCACAACCCATCTTTGGTCAATCTCCATACTAGTTTTGAACACTTCTCTTGTGGACTCCTCAAGAAACTCCAAATGTTGTACCGATCCGTCATTAGCAATAACACTTGACCAGATTTCGTTATAGTCGATTGTGGCATTGTCTTCACACTTCTCCTTTATAATTTTATCCAACCATTTGTTTTTGTTTAAGTGCGAACCAGAAATGGTGTCCTGTCTATACGCATTGGCTCGATACGGTTCAACACTAGGTGAAGTGTTACCCATAAGAATACTAGAACTAGCATTAGGAGCAATAGCCGTAACATGACTAAACCTGCGACCCGTACCTTTGGCATCTGGTGCTTCACCTCTTTCACTACCCAATTGAATATTAGCTTCATCTAATTTTTCTTTAATGTGCTTAAAGATTCTGATGTTTGCTGATGTGGCAAGCGCTGTCTCCCAAATAATTGCATTACGCTGTAGGTAAGCATGAAACCCAAGAGCGCCAATCCCAATGCTACGCTCCCGTTGAGCAGAAAATTTTGCTCTGGAAATAGAATCTGGAGCATTATCAATAAAATACTGTAACACATTATCAAGCATTTCTGCAACATCTCTGAGAAAGAGTTTGTCGTTTTTCCACTCATCATAATACTCCAAGTTCAATGACGATAAACAGCAAACAGCAGTTCTTTGTTTATCAGTCGGTAATATAATTTCAGAACAATTGTGTACTAAAATATTATTGGCATAAAAGTTATGATTATCATCAACTGTAATATCATACACATCTTCTTTCACATTCAAATAACTAATTTTTATTGCCATATTTTCTTCCTTTATACCACCCATCACCGGGGTGTGTTTTTGATTGTTTGACCGTTCTTAATATATCGTTACTGTACCACATTTTGCCAATATTAGCATCAGATAGAGATTTCTTATGATCCGATGACTTAAATCTACTCAACCTATCTAATTCCTCAACAGGCAGATTCAGCTCACTAGATAAACCAATCTTGAAACTGTTTTGATAATTGGAAAATCTATTCTTAGAAAAAGACTTAGGTATACCATCATATTTATTTCTCAGTGTTTCTAGCATATTTCTATAAGTAAAATCTTCTTTTTTTGTGTATGCATTAAAAATTAAAACACATTGCTCTAATATAAAATCATCGGAATATCCAGACCATCTACCGTTTAATTCCTTTGTAGAATTAAGTGTTACTTTTGATAGCCAATCATCATATTTTTCATCAGGAACTATCCACCCACCACAACCTCCAGGTTTTGCATTATAACCATGAACCATAGTGTTGTATTCGTTAATCGTTTCTTCTTCAATCCTTCTACAATCTTGAATACATAGATCATCAAATAATATTTCTTTACTGAATGAAATTTCTCCGTATTTTCTTATAGCTGAGTGAAATCTAAATGGACTTCCATTTTTAGCAGATGAGCAATGTGAATCCCATCGTTCATTTAGAGTTCTTTTTGTCATTCCAATGTATTTTTTACCATTAATGGTGTTTGTTATGCAATAGACTATCATTTTATTCCTTTAGTAAGTAGATATATCTATTTATAATTTTAGATTTTTCTACTTACTAAGTGTATCAAAGAATATCTAAGATATCGTCTTCTTTAAGTTCTTTTGCCATTACATAACCACGATTTTTAGTGTAAATTTTATGTTCTGGTGTGCATTTGATGCTTTTACCAGATTCTTCATCTTCAATAAGAATTAATTGTGAATTACGAGCAGTCAATGCGGCGTTTGTAATTTGACTATATTCTACAATTCCACTATTTAAGTTTTTGGATTCAACTTTAATAGCTTCACCTTCATTAAACAATGTAATAATTTCATCAAGTCTAATTGATTTCTTGTCGTTGTCGATGATAACAGCTACTAAATTATCACCAGTAAGACAAAGATTTGATTGCCTAATTTTCAGACCAAGGTCTTTTTGAAACTGAGGCATCATTCTATTGCTAGTATCTATGAAGTGTAGATACGGTTCACCTGTGTGCATACGAATCTCTAAGATTTGTTGCCACAAATGTTTTGCTGATATTGTATCTTTAACTTCATCGGTATGTGGGTCTTTTAATTCCCATGTATCATCAGCATTTTTATCCAACATACACTTTTCAATCAAGTGCATAAAATCATCGGTGATATTGATGCCGTGATGTAGATTGAGTGTTCGCATATTGGGATCACCCGTTGGTTTTCTCATCTCTAAAAAGATAAGGATATCGGGATGAGAGATATCAAGATAAGCGGCATAAGAACCACGGCGAGTGCGACCTTGACGATATGCGAGGCTTGATGCATCATATGTTCGAAGATGAGGCATAACACCAACAGACTTATCATCGGTGCTACGAATACCAATTCCAATTCCTACTCCACCACCCAACATGGATAACCAATTTACTTCCGACAAACAATTGACAAGACCTTCTGATGAATCATCAAGATAAGGCAAAAAACAATTATGCACAATCATTTTAGATTTACCCACAACAAAAGTGTGGGTGTTGGCAACTTGTATATCAAAAACTTTTTCTGTTTTGACAACTTTTTTAAGCGAAAAATTCATTTTATCTCCAAATTAAGGTAGAAAACATATAAATAACAACATAAGGAGAACTTAGATGAATATTTATGAAATACTAAAAACTAAATCAAACAACGAACACTATCTAAAAAGATATGTGAACTTTATAAATTCTTGCAGAAAACACAATCAAGAACATTTTAATGTATACACCGAAAAACATCATATTTGCCCCAAATCTAAAGATATGTTTCCAGAATATAAAAACTTAAAAGAACATCCTTGGAATGAATGTAAACTAACATATAGACAACACATTATAGCTCATTTTTTTCTTTATAAATGTGTCAACACACAATCACAATTATTGGCATTATTATACACTTCAGGACAATTTCATACAAAAAAATTAAATCTAAAATCCATAAACCCTAAAATCATAGAAAAAATTAAAAAAGAACTTTCTGAAAAACGAAAAGGTGTTTTTACAAGAGGATATGACATTGAAGGCAAACCACTTGTAAAAGACTCAACTAAAAAAATACTGTCAGAAAAGAAAAAACAATTTTATAAAAATTTAGAAAATCGCAAAAAACAATCAGAAGCTTGTAAAGGTACCACTGGAAGAAAATCTGAAAAATATTCTATTGCTGCAAAAAATAGAACTGCCGAACACACTAAGAATATTTCCAATGGTGTTAAAAAATATTACGATTCTCTAACGGAACTTGATAGGAAAAGAATTAACTCTGGAATTTACATAACCCCTTTTGGAAATTTCACAACACTAAAAACTATTTATAGAAATTATTGCTTGAACAATCAAAAATTATTTTCCATCCATAATGTTAAGAATAATCCACACTTAAACACATCAGTAGTAGGCAAAACTCCAGCTGAATTGGGATTTTATTTCATATCGAAGAATGACCCAACAATCTCACAATATTATGACGGTCTGAATCAAGTTCGTCAACCCGAACCCAATCATCCTCTTTCGTTAGAATTAAATGATTACCTGTCACAACAAAAATTTCTCCCATAAATTCCAATTCGTAAATGTCATCAGACTCTTGTGCCTGAATAACCTCTACATCATTGTATGTTCCATCATCAGAAAGAACTTTGTCTCCAACTTTCAATTCCTCTATTCTTTTTTCACCACTCGGTGTAGTAACAATAGTGCCTGCTGCAAAACATGATATAGGAAGGCCACGCTTAGAGCGGCCAAAACTAAGAATGGGAGTAGAATAAGAAAGCCAATGCTTACTACTATATTCATAGAGCCTTTGTGCATGAATTTCGTTGGTGCCGAACGCTTTTGATACATATGCGAATCTCTCCTGTGGACTTACCTCGTCATTCTTCATGTAGCTTTCTTTCAATCTTTTCAAACCTAATTCATCAAATAAACCATCTCTTGTGTAGTTTACTTTAATGCCATGAACAATATCAACCATTAATTACTCCAACTTTATTTTTATTTTGTTATAAATTCATTTGCCATGGGAAATACCTTAGCAATCACTTTAGCACATTCTAGTGCTATTTCCATGTGTTCTTTTTGTGTTCCGTTTCCACTTCTAACCTGTAGGTAGTGAATCCACGACCTCAAGGTACCACTAACATAAAGCCGTGAAACTGTGAGACCCTCTGGCAATACTGCTCTCGCCTGTTCCTTGGCGATACCGTTATCTATTGCCCACTGATATGTATCTTTGGCAAGATCAATCAGTTGTTGCTGTTTGTTTCTCCAAGCACCTGCCATGATTGTTTGACCATCATTCTCTGGGTCTAACTCAATACTGTTCTGTCTATTCTTGATGTCCTGTAACCTTGCTTCACGAATAACAAAGTCTAGATCCTTGGTTGGATCTGCATACCGCTGGCTAAATTCCTGGAAAGAAAAACTGCGATGCCTAAGCACTTGACGGGCAATGTCTCTGGTTGTAGTTATCTCCAGACATACACTCACCATTTCCAGAGGTGACCAGTGGGCATTATTTATCAGGTAATTTATTAATTTGTCGTTATCTGGATTCAACTGTCCAGAAGGATTTGATACTCGTGCGCAGAAGGCAACCAAGTCAGCTAAATCTTCTAGACCGGCGTCAATCAACTCTACAGAGGGAGTTGAATATGATATCAATTTAATTTTCATACTATACTTTCTTCCAATTAACAAATCTCATTTGCGCCCTCAGACCCTTAAATGTGTTACTACTTATAATTTTTTCAATTTCATTGGGTGATATTCCACTCATCACCATTTCATTAATGTCTTTTGCTTGAATGGTATCAGGCCAAATTACGACACAACTATCTGATTTAATTGCATCATGCATCATTTTCACGATTTGGTAATTTCGC